CCTGCAGCTAACTTTTCTCTACCTTTTTTGGTAAGAATTGCATCTACTGTTAATTCTGTGTTACTTAAATATCCCATAGTGTTGTATTATCGTTTGATATAAATATAATTATTTTTTAAATTTAGTTATTCTACTTCTAAAATTGGTTCTGCTGTATTTCTACCTGCTTTATTTACAGTTAATGTATTTGGATTAGATATAAATGTTTCAATTGGAGAACTTCCGTCTAAAGTAGTTGCTGCTGTATTTTTTGAACCTCTAAAGAATGAATTTTCTAATCCTCTCGTCAAATCAGATGTATTTCTATAATGCGTTGGTAAATATCCATCTAAATGTGTTACTTCCACAATACTTCCTGTACCAGCGTTTATTACTTTTGAACCTGAAAATGGTTGTATATTTAATCTAGTTTCATAATAAGTTTGAATATCAGAAATATATCCACCACGAGGGTCTCCTAATCCAATTGCAGATGCGGTTATTGCGAATTTGGTTACGATTCTTTGTTTTTGTTCCTTAACTAAATCCACTCTAATTCTTTCTTTAACTCGTCTACCATCTTTGTCAAAATAAGTTCTAATCGCATGTCCGTTGTCTGCATAAATACCAAATCCAATTGTTTCATAATCACTTTGGCCTACTACTGTATTTATGTCATATATGTCAATTTCTGTTAATATAGTTGGTAAATCCAAACCAGTATCTATTGTAACATCTCTTTGATATGATTCTGCGTTTATATTTTCTAATGATGCCGTATAAATTTGTGCATCATATTGATAATTTTCTGCAATTATAGTATCCACCGATGCCGTATAAATTTCTGCGTAATATTGATTATTTTCTCCACTTAAATTTTCAGATAAGTCGGCATCAACAATAGTTTCGTATTGAGTAGTTTCACCATATAAAATTGTAGTGTCGTTATAATGAATTACAGTTTCTTTTTGATATTCTTGACCGGTTGGGTCTTTTTGTGCAATCTTACTTCTTTCTAGTATGTGTGGTTCAATTAATAAACCAGTAGTAGCTTTAACTCTTGCAGGTAATATTTTCTTAATATCTTCAAACATAGATTTCTCATATAGTTTGATTAAGTTGATGTATGCGTAAATATCTCTATTGTCAAATCTTTGGAAATAATAGTTTCTTAAATTATCTAAAGATTTATAATTTGATTTTGTTCTATCACCTGGGTCACCGATGTAATTATCTAAATTAATTCCACCAAACGATTTAGCAATATCAATATTTAATTCTTTTGTAGGTGAGAAAAATAATCCCACTCTATTTGAATCGGTTGGTGATTGGTCAAAAGCTTTTTTAGTTGCTCTACTTTTTAATGACAAATCAACACCACCACTTACATCGTTACCCTCAAAATCGGTTTGAGATTCAAATCTAACTTTATTAGTTGAATATCTTGTAGAACCCATATCTGGTATTTCTAAAACAACTGTTCTATCTATTGCTTCAAATTGATATGGATACGATGTTATAGATGTAAACCCACTAAGTGACGCGGTGAATGATGCTGATGGATTCAATGAATATAATGGTTCACCACTTCCATCTTCATAATCGTTTCTATTTAATGATGCTGAAAAATAAATATTAGTATCAACGTTTATCAAAGATTGTGATACTGCTAAATTTTTTGGATATTCAAAATCTAAACGGAAATATAAATCGGAAGTTGAAGATGAAATACTATTACCATTTATCATTTCAGGAAAAGAAACGTGCTCATAAAATTTTTCAGTATTTAATACCTCTGACCACAAACGGAACTCATCTACACTACCAGTATAATATCCACCAAGTTTTATTCTGGAACCACTATTCCAACCACTTGATACCGACGCCGATATTGATTGTTCAAAGATTGTTTTTTCTTTATTCGCTTGCCTTAAATCTAATTTTAATCCAGCTGAACCACTACTTACTGATAATCCAAAATATTTATTATTGTATATTGGTAATAAAGACGATGTTATGTAATTTGAACCTGAATAATTAAATATTACTTTACCATATTCACTATTTGATGAACCACTTAACATTACGTTCCATCCACTTCCAGATATTATAGTTGAACCAGAAATATATGTTGGATTTAAAAATAATTCAATTGTGTTAGGTTTTCTACCCTTATCGGTAATTTTCCAATCCATTTCAATTGACGATGTTAATGTCATTTTTAATGCAGTAGTTACATTATCGTATACTAATTTACTCTTTGATGTATCATTCACCTCCGGGCCACCAAACTCAAAAATTGAAAGATTAGATGATGGAATTCCATAACAACTCATTAATGCGTAAATACCTCGTCTTGTTCCTTTATGTTTTAATAAGTAGGGTAAGTTATTTATAATTCTCCTCCAAACCTCATATGTTCTTTGTTTTGCCGGATTGGTTTCTTTTGTATTACCATTAGTATCTAATCCAAATGCATATTCCCAAAGTTTAGAATCTGTTGCCAAATTTTTAGCATCCCAATTCATAGATTTTAATGCATCAAATAATAATTTATTACTAATTCCATCTTTTGATTTATAACCTAGTCCTCTACTTTTTTCTATTGACTTTGTATGATAATATATGTTATCAAAGTGTTGTCCAATCATTGTAAAGAAAAGAAGGAAGTTTTCATTATTTTCATTATTAACAATATATTGAGGAATATTATTTAGTATATAGTTTGGATTTTCTAAATCATATAATTCTGCTTCTGCTGCTAATGTATTTAATGTTGCCGAACCCGTTACACTTCCATCTCTTAAATACTTTTCAAAACCATCAAATGATTGTATAATTTGATTTTTTTTGATTGTCTGTCTTTCTAATTCTTGTTGTGATGATAATGATGCCGTATAATATGTGGATGCACTAACTATTAAACCATCATATAATTCAATTAATTTATTTTTATAGTCAAAGTTTAATACACGTTCTTTGGCTGAACTAAAATGTATAAAATTATTCCAAAGATAAGTTGAACCACTTACATATTCTATATTTAAATCATCCGTATCAATTAAAGAAGAACTTAAATAGGTTGAAATTAAATTTGTAGAACTTGTCATCGAACCACTAAGTATTAAACTATCCAATGATTCAAAATTGGTAGAATTTCCCTTTACAAAATCTACATCAATATTAAAATTAGGCCCTTTGATTGGAGGACACTTTGAATCATCTTGTGAATTTAATACAATTGTTTCAATTAATGGATTTGACATTAATTTTGTAATCCAAAATGTTGAATTACTTGTAATGTTTGCAGGTAATGGGTTATATAGTTTTAATATTACCGATTTAACCTCATCTTCCTGTTTTACTATTTCATTTCCTAATTCATCCGTAGATTTTTTAGATAGTGTCCAATTATCCGATTCCCAAGACGAAATTATTATTTGTTCATCGTTCCCAAAATTTGCAAGATGTGTTAAATATTTACTTTCTTTTTCTGGTTCTAAAAACTGCAATTTTTCAATAAATGCATCATAAATTGCTTTCTTAATAATATCCTCATCTAAATTAATTAATGGATATAATATAGAAGTTTTTATTTCATAATCATTTCCAACTAATTCCGCTTCTCCGAATGTGTTGGTTGGTTTTAATATAAGTGTTATATTATCACTACCATTCCACCCTGAAAATTTATCTTTTAATTGTTTTAGATTTATTTTAAAAGAACCATTTGGTGTTAGTTTTTTAAATAAAGATATTTTTGTTTTATCTTTTAATAACAAATCAACATCTACAAATGCGGTTGAAAATGTAGTATATTTTACTTCATATTCTATTTCTAAATCGGAGAAAGATGGTACATCGATGGTATCTACATATGTTATTTCGGTTATAGATGGAAAATCGTTTACTGAAATAAAATTTAAGATAATTTCCGATTTATCACCTGTTCCGTATAAATCACTATATGGTACTACTATTATTTTCTTGCTTCCAAATATACCACTAAAATCTTTTTTAAATGATAATTCAAATGAACCCTTTGTACTTTCTACTCTTATTTTTTTATCGCTTGCAATATAAAAATCTATAAAATCACAATCCGTTTGACTAAATTTAATATTAACAATTCCGTCTGTATCCGAATCTTTTATTTGTTTACTATAATTTGTAGAATTTAATGATATAGTTGGTTTTGGAGCATTAATAGTTTTTTCTAATATAACAGCAACTGCAACACCACCGGTAAGTAATTCGGATGACTGCATTCCTATAAAATTATTACCAATTTTCCATTTAGTATAGTTCGTTGGATATTTCTCCGCTGTTTGTTTATTTGTATAATATATTTTAGATATACTATAATTTGGTAGTAATGTATTTTCTAAATATAAATTTAAAACCCCCAAACTTAATATGGATTTTGGTAGTTGTAATCCATCGGTATTAGAATCCGAAAGTAATAAACTGCCCTCATCACGTGTATCACCTCCTTCAATAATTTCATATTTTAATTTTACAAAATCTCCAATTTCATTTTGTAAATTTGAAGATATTGCAATTTCATAATTAACATATGGAATAATTTGCTCATTTGGAGTTGGGTTTTCCGGAGTTGGTTCAATTACATCAACAATAGGTACTTCGAATCCAGGTGTATAAATTAAATCATCTATTGGTGGATTTGTTGGAGCAATATAATATGTTCCGCCACCACCTCCACCACCCAAATATACATCATTATTATTAAATTCGTTTTGTATATCCGTATTGGGGCCGATAGGGCCGTCAATGTCCACATCTCTTTTATATTGTCTATTGTATCTTATTGACATCTATTTTTTTATAAATATTTTTATTTTTGATTATCGTTTCTATACTCATCCCCATTTAAACCCGAACTACCACCGCCTCTACTACGACCACCAGTACCACCACCGCCGGTATCACCACCAGTACCACCATTGCCGATATCAGGAATTACATATCCACATATTGAAGAATTAACTTGAATTAGTTCATCATATGTTCCACCATTACCATCTGCATATGCCCCATATTGGTCATATCCTTTACACATTGTTTTAATTAATGTTCCTCTTACTGGATATGTCGGTTCTGTAAATCCTGTATTTGTATCATTAAATATTGTCAATGTACCATCCGGTGAGTAAACATTTCTTTTAGTTTCAGAATATGTACTAAATGAATCTAAATTGTTTTTAATTTGTTTTTGTAATTCTGTTATTGCAAATTCCTTTGGTAAATTTTTTAATCCAATATCTCTTCGTTTTAAAGATTTTAAATTAATATCAATACATTTATATAAAATATTTTGAGTTTCATTTAATATATTATTGAAATCGTAAATATCATAATCTTCAAATCTAATATTTGATGGTTTACCAAATGTAGATTGGGTTATATCATAATATTTATTATTTAAATAATATTCAATTGATGTTTTAAAATCTGTAAATATTTTTGTTCTTATGTTTGTGAATCCACTTAAACCAAAATCTTTTTTAAGAACACTAAAAAAATCTTTACCATATTTGGTTTCTAAAGCTGTATCAATCTTATCTAAAAATGTTTCTTGAAATGAGTCTATTGATTTTAAAAATGCATTTTTATAATATTTAAATTCTTTATTTAAACTTTGTAAATTTTCAAATTCGTTTTTTGTTTTATTATTAATATTTTCAAATTTAGTTTTTAAAGGTAAAATACGAATTTCTTCTCTTGAAGGCGATATCTCCTCAATCCACACTTTCTCTAATTCATTTTCAGTACCAACTTTATGTCTAACAAAATTTATATTAACTTTTAAAATTCCATTATTATATCCAATATCATTTAATAATTTTTCAACATCAATGGCTAATTCTTTTTTACCAGTTTGATTTGTTATTTGATACATATAGTTTTTAATATTACCATGCTTTATATAAGCAACATTATTTCCTGATTTTTGTGGTAATAAATTATTATTGATATCATAAACTGATACTTCCATAACATCATATTTAGTATTACCAAAATCGGTAGTTTCTATTTCTGATTTGGAAATAATAAATAAATCATCCGATTGAAGAAATTGTCCTTCATTTTCGGTTTTATTATTTATTCCTTCAATATTTGTATATTTTTTTATTGACATATTCTATTAGTATGATTGGGGATGTGCTACTTTTAAACTGGTATTAAATGTTTTGGTTTCTGATGTTCCATCTTTTCTTTTAATTGTAATATTAAGACTACCTTCATAAAACACCGTATTATCTCTCTTACCATAACTTATATTATTTGGAGTATCTATGAATTTAATTCTTTCTGTTGCACCAGGAGATATTTCAAAATTAGACTTTGGTATACTAAACCATCTTTGATTCTGGTCAAAATTTGCCGTTATTGATACTTGTACTGGTTCTAAATCATTATTTACAAGAGTTAAATTTTCACCATAAATCCATTCACGAGCGTTGTCTCTTGCATTCTTTTGTTTATATGACATAATCGGGTCACTAGGAGTTCCCTTCTTATCAAAGTTTGCACTTACTGCTTTATTGATATTAGTACCACCCTGTCCTTTTGTTTCTTGTTCAATTTCTTTTTGTTGTCTTACTGCCCCCAATTGAGCTTGTAAACCTTCAATAATTGAGTTTAATGAATTTATTTGTTGAATTAATGCTTCAATTTGTGCTTTAAACCCTGCATTTTGAGATTGTAATGATGCTCTTAAAATACTTTCATCAACCGATTTTTGTAATGATGTTGATATCTGTCCAGTAAAATCATTAATTGTACCAGTCAATGTATCTATTTGATTTGCTAATACATCATTTGTTTGCTCAATACTTAATCTATTATTTATTTCAGTTTGTACTTGTGCTTGTAAAGTTGTTATTTGACTATTTAAATCATCAACTATTATTGTTAATCTTTGTAATTGTTTTCTCAAATCTTCAACCAAATTAACCTGTTCGGTATATAATGGTCTTGGAACTAAATCTAAATTAGGTGTAGGTATATTTGGTTTTAACTCTTTTATATCTACATCTATTGCTTTAATAAGTTCAACCTCATCATATTTTGGTTTACTTAAATTTTTAAAAATTAAAGATGATGCAATGTTTAAATCATCTACAACCGTTATGTTATATTCATTTTTAGTAATAGCAGCAGACCCTGATGATATTAGAATACTCTCTAAATCAGCTTGTCTTTTTTCTTGTAACTTTTCCGATATTGTTTCTAAAGTGGTTAGTGCCATTATTAGTCTATAATTTGAAATATTAATTTATCATCAATAAGTGTAGATATACCATTTTCAACTATTTCTAATTTTAATTTGTATGTTCTATTAGTAGGTAATGAATTTAAATCCATTACAAAATAATTTGATGTATTATCACAACTTATTTTAGTGTAATCTCCAAATGGAAATATTATTTCACCTGTAATATAATCTTCTAATTGATAATACGATGTTATTGGTATGTACTTATTTTGGTCGTATGCAAATGTTGTTCCAAATGTTTTAGACGGATATGAATCTCTACCTTTTACTCTTATTTTTATTTTAGAATCTTTTTGATATTCATTTTTTAAATTAGTCAATACTACTTTGTATCCATCCTCAGCTGAACCCGTTACGATTGACAAACTAGATGAAAATGTAAAATCATTCCAAGCTAATTCCAATTTAGGTTGATATATTGTTCCTGTTTCTTTTGAAAAGAATTTAAGAACACCATAATCTAATATGTCCGATTCATTACTCAATCCATGATGAATTATTAATCCGTTATTTGGTAAAGAACCACTTACCCAACGACTAATGATGTTTGTTACATCCATTCTAATATCATCCGGTTCGTTATTAAAAGATTGAGATGCCATAGATGCCGTATACCACGTTCCTCCACCACCATTGGTGATTGAACCAGTATCAGAACCACTTACATATGAATTTGGTATTGATACATAATCCATCCATTTATCGGTTCCGTTTTTATAATACCAACTTACACCATCGTTTGATATATTATCAAACTTAGTTCCAGTACCCATTGTCCAACTTTGAGAAATTGCATTTGCATAAATTGAATACTCTAATGGAATTTCTGCAGAGTTTGCTGACTTCAAATTGATAAACGCTTTCCAGCTTCCACTAATATCTCCATTAGAAATTGAAGATGAAATTGGTGTTATATCAAATTTAATTAAACTTCTCGCGATATCCTTTATATCACCATAATATAGTTTTCCAACCTCTAATATTTGGTCTCTGCCTGCGTTTTGTTCAGGTTGTTGTAAGTAAATACTTGCATCGAATGATGATGTGTAAAATTTATGCATTATAAGGCCCTCCCTTTTATATCTTTGTTAGGAAATTTAACTTCAAATACACATGGGTCTAATGATGGGTAAATCATTTTTCCACGTGTAGCTTGGTCTATATTATATTTGTTTGGTGAGTAGTTACCATCTCCGCCACATAGATTTGAAACCTTTACCGATGGAACACTCATTACTCCGTCTATATTTGCTAATATTAATTCTATTTCTGAAATATTAATTGGTTTATTGAATGTCCAATTATCTATATTAAAATAATTTTGTAATTCTGTCAAACAATTGGCAAGAACTTCTCTTTTATTAAAATTTGAATAACATATGATATCAAAATCAACACCAATATTAACTATAAATCCGTTAATAATATTAATAGCGTCTGTCATCATTCTATATTCACCTATATATGTTTTTAAATTTTCTTTAATAGCATTGTTTATATTAGTCAAATGTTTATTAGAATCATATCCTAAAATATACATATTAATTGCAAATGGATTATTTGCTTCCGCCACATTTGATTTCTTTTGTGATAAATATTTAACCAATTCTTTTTGAATTTCATTTTTTGGTTTTCCACTTAATCCTTCTACTATACCTACAAATTCTGCAATATTTTTTGGATTTGCAAGTATAGATGCTGGTGAGTTGTTATCCAATTCTCCATCAGGACTAACATATACCTTTGCAACACCACCATATCTTTCAGGCATAGATAATGCTCTTACAATATAGTCTTGTTTGGTTACCGCTCTATTTTGAGAACCAAATGTTGCTAATGCATTTTGTCTAATTTCTTCAATAGATTCACTACCTCTTCCACCTGTTGCTGATTCTAAATTTTCAACTGCAATTGATGATTTATATTGTTGGTAATTATTTATTTCCGTAATAGAAAGTAAATCTTCATTAAATTCTATTTTTGAAATGGTTGTTAAATCTTTTGTATTTACATTAGACTCAACTCCTCCACCAATTAAATATTTTATAGTAAGTTCTTTATTAATAGGTGCAATTCCAAATGTATTTGTTTTTAAAAAATTAGATGGGTCAATTCCTGCATTTAATCTACTAATTGAATTAGCCAATCCCAATCCTATATTTTTTGAGTTTGGTAACAATTGTTCATTACCACCTGAAGAATTTCCTGCACCAAATTGTAAATCAATTGTATTATCTGAATTTACTTTTACTGAAAATCTATACGGAACTTTTTGTACCTCTAAAATATAAGGTACAATCGATGACGATTCGTATGTATTAGAATTTGATTCTATATTTGCAGTTTCTACAAATATACTTTCTTGTGCCAAATATGGAACCTCATAATATTTTGTATTATCATCGTTGGTAACAACCGATGTTATTTCAATTATATTAGTATCTGATAATGTTGTTGTGGGATAATCCTGTGATGCTCCCATTGATTTAGTAGTCGTAACTTCCCTTGCAGATATTGCTTTTATTTTTTTAGTAATTAAATATTGATTTGGTTCGCCTGTTTGTTGAAATCTACTAAAAACATCAATCTCTCTATCTGTTGCATTTGAAAAATCAACAGTATCAACAGTTCTAAATACTATACTTGAATTTGTGGTTGATACAACTTCTAAACCATCCTTTATTTTAAAGTAATAAGACTCATCAGGTATATTATTGGAACCACTTCCTATTGATGGAACTAATTGATATACAGTTAATGTTGTAACTGCTGGTGTGGTTGATTTTGGTTTATATCCCATCGATTGTGCCAATGCTACAACGTTTTTTCTTTCCGTAGCATTTGCCAACATTGACTCTTTTAATTGAGTGTCCTGATAAAAGGATAACATATCACCAATTGCAGCTGCCTGTTCGATAAACACCATTCCTGGTGATGATTCATTGAAATCGGCATAAGAATTTGGAAAATATGTTTTAGTATAATCAATAAGATTTTGTTTTAAAATATCAAAATCCTTACCAACATAATTTATGTTTTTAGTGTCACCCCAACTTTTATTTGTAGATTTAATAGCCATTTACTTTTTAGTTATTTATAGTTATACTCAATAGTTCTGTCATTGTTGTATTTGACTTTAATGAAAACTTAACATCCACACTAATTTTATTAGTATCTATATCATTATCATTATAATCAAACACAATTTGTTCAATATTTAAATAAGGTAACCAAGTACCAACTGCATCTAATATAGAAGATTCTATTTTAGTTCCAATTGTTTCTTCATTTATTTGTTCGAATAGTAAGTTATGAATATCGCATCCAAAATTAGGATTTTGTAATCTTTCACCTTTTTTTGTTAAGATTAAATTTTGTAAATTAGATTTGGCTTGTGATAGAGTTGTATAATTGACAGCAAAAATACCATTGGAATTAGAACTTGTATTAATTCCTATTCCCAATACTTTATAATCGTTTTCTACTAAATCGGTAACATTTACTTTACCCAACTCTATTGCCATTATTTAAATCTTTTTACTAATTCACTATAATCTCTTGTTAATGCCTTCATAGTTGCATCTTGTAAACCATCACCCGTTGATTCCATTTGTTGTGGAATATTTTGAGGAACATTTGTTTCTCTAAAATCCATCGTATTCCAATCCTCATCCATTTGCATAGTTGGTTTAATCCTATCCAATACACTACCTTCACCACCTTGTCCACCTTCGGCTCTATGAGCAGCGGTGAATGGTTGGGTTTGGTTTAACACTTCGTTCAACATAGCATTTTTAGTAAATTCTTTTTGTGGTCTTTGTGTTTGTTGAATTGGTTGTTGTCTTTTAACCGGTGTAGGAGTAACTTCTGTCATCTCTCTTAATGATGGAGTAGATGGTTTCCTTTGTGAGTTTAATGTAACTGCACCAGATTTGATAAGTTTAACAAGTTCTTCTTTTACTTGTAACTTAACTTCGTTTTTAACAACTTCTTTAATTAAAGTTAATAAAATTTCTGATTTCATAATAATTGTTTTGTATATGTTTAGTAATAAATATTTGATTTAATAATTTATCCCACACCTGGTATTTTTGGTATGATTGGTGTGTCTATTTTTATATTTGGTGGTTTTATTGTTGGTTTTGGTAAATTTGGTAATGATATTGATAATGAAGCTATTAAATCTGCAACCGATAGTGATGGTAATTCCGGTAATTCTGGAAATGTTGGAATTTCTATACTTCCTAAATCTACTTCGGGTATTTTAACTGTAGATGGAAAATCAGGTACAGGTGGTCCTGTTATTACGTTATATGCACTCCAATTTAATACTGCCGGTGCAGGTGGTGCTGGATATGTATATTGTGAAGTTACTGACATATTACCACCTACACCCGTTAAATGTATCTGTGCTAACATTATAAATGGGTCAATCATTATGTTTGTTTTTGTACTCCACATTAAATTTGGTAGTACAAAATTAATAAAAGGTGGGTTTGGTATCAATCCTTTTATTTTATCATAAGCCATTGCTTTTATTTCTTCTTTAGTTGGGGTTTTGGCATCAATTTGTTGTTGTAATTCTTCTTTTGTTGGTATATTTGGAATTTCAATTGGTATATTTATTTCAGGTATTAATCCCTTTGCAGTATCTTTTACAAACTTTTTAATTTGAGGTAAAGTTGGTTTTGGTTTTGGAATAGAATCTAACAAACTAACTACCATTTGAACATATTGATAAATTGGTGCAAGTATTATATCTTCAATTGGTGGAATTATTTGTTTTTCAATTTCTTCAATTGCCTTTTCCAACAATTGTTCTTTTGTTTCTTCTATTATCTTTTTTCTACTTGGTAGTTTTGGAAATTCAAACTTTAATGCTTTTTTAATCTGCGCTCCAATTGCAGGTTTTTTCTTTTTAGCTTCTTTTAATTTTTTACTTATTTCTACCGCTTGTTTTATTATTGGATGATTTTTTATCTTTGTATCAATTGGTTCCTTTTTTATTATTTTCTGAACAGTGTCATAGACATTAACAGTAATATCAGGTATTGGTGTAATACCAGGAATTGTTATAGTTTTGCTTTTTAATTCATCTTCTAATTTTTTTAAAGTTTCCACCAATGCTTTATGCACCGCAGCTGACAAAGATAATGTAATAGGTTCTGGACCTATATTCATAATAGTTCCTGGTGCAGGTGGTGTAGACATCCATCCTAAAGGTTTTAATAGTGGATTTGGTAATGGTGACATTTCTGCTCCTATCCAGTATGCATCAAAACATGCAGGATATAATTCCGACAATACATTATAATTTTCTCCAACACTATCCGTTCCTTTTTTAAATGCGGCTTTAATTGCAGTTGCCATTCCTTGTACATTACCATTTATAACATTGACACCATATAACATATCACCACTCCTTTTAATACATTGGTCATATTCATTGGCATAAAATTCTGCAAACTCATCAGGGTCATTTTTAAATTTTCCTGTAACCATTGCGGTTAAAACATTTAATTTAAATATTGCCCACATATTACTTACTTAAAAAGTTTCTTGAAGATTGTATTTTAGATAATTTTCCTTTAATCATTTTGAATACCATAGCATTGTGCGGCCCGGCCGATGTTGGGCCTACTGGTGTTGCAAAAACCATATTACATACTTCATCTATTAATTCGTTCATTAGTTGTATAAGTTCTCCGGCTAATACCATTCTTTGAACATCGGCACCTGCTGCTCCTGGCTTACCAACCTTACCCACATATACAACACCACTTGCATCTGAATTTAATACAATATTTTTATTGGTATGTAAAATAATATCTTTATTAGTATGTGCATATATTTCTTTATCTGCATCTATTGTAAATCTACCATCGGTTATTACTCCAGTATTTCCTTTACCAAATATAATAAATTCACTTGCTTTTGCTGAAAGGATTATTCTATCCGAATTTAAATAAAATTGGTCACCTTTTAATTTATCCGATGAAGGAAAATCTTTAAATGCAACTTTTTGTTTTTTAATAGTTTCTTTAAATGGTATCTTAGACTTATTTGATGTTAGGTATATCGATGTACCATCTTTATTTATATCCTCCTCCACTAATGTTCCTAATTTTTCGTTATCTAAACTTGGATTTTGTTTATTTCTAATGTATATTCCAGGAGATGATGTTTTCCCATCCTCTGTTAGAAAAAATTCAGAAAATCTTATAGTATTTCCAACTCTACCACTTATAATAGTATCACCTTCTTTTGGTTTTAGAAACTTTATATTTTCATTTTTTTTATATTGAGACTTACTTGCTTCTGATTCTGTTTTTTTCTCACCGGTTGTGTGTGTTGATTTTATTTCTGAATAGTTTTTATTTTTATCAGAAGAATCAGGAGTTAAAATATCTTTTTCTTTTGTTGTTTGAGATACTTTAATATCTTCTCTATAATTTGGTATTTGAGAAACCGAATACGGTAACCAATAATTTGAATTTGCAATTTCGACAATAATAATGGTTTCACCTACTATTGGATATGTAATATTATTTTTATCAAATGGATATGCAAGGTTTTGTTTATTAATAAAACTTTCTTTATAAAATTCAATTGCACCTAAAAATCTATTATCATTTTTACCTATATAATCTTCATTATTAGTTGCAACAAAGTCATTTTCATTAACCGGTTTATCAAATTCCGTATAAACTTTTGTTACTGTGGCTACAAACGATTCCATTATAATTTAGTTTTAATTTCTTCAATTTCAATTTCTAAATCAACCATTTTTTCTTTTGTCTTTTCTTCAACTGCATTAATAGTATCTTCCATATCTTGCATTAATTGTGCTTTTTCATTTTCACTTAACCAACCATCTTCACCAATACCCTTAGCTTCTGCAGATGCAAGTCTTTGACCTATTGTTGCAAGTTTAATTAAGTGGTCATCGTTTTTAACCGACACCTCAATTAAATCTTTTATAATAGGTGCAATCACAGTTGCTTCTCCTACATTACGAATAAGTTTTCTCAACGATTCAATTAACTCAGAAATGTTTTTCTTTTTGTTTTGTTGATTTTCGTATATATCTTTAAATAATGATGATAAATTTTTACCATCAAATAATTGAAATTCTGATGCCATATTAAATTATGTTGTTCTTTACTATA